ACCAAAACTAAAACTCCGTAAGTTTTTTTCGGTATTAGTTTTGTCCATAATGGACTTACTAAAAGAAAAAGACTTGCGGAGTTTTTGTTTTGCCTGTACAATTGGTTTATAAATTAAATTACAAAAGGAGTTAATAATTACTGTGAATAATAAAATACTAAATAATAATAATTTAACTAACAACAGTAACGAAGAGTTACCTAAACATATTTCCTATTCTGCTTTATCTACTTACATTGACTGTGGTCAAAAGTATTTTCTAACGCGTGTGATGAAGGCTCCAGAGCCACCGGCTTGGTACTTCATTGGCGGTTCTGCGTTGCACGAGGCTTCTGAAGTCATTGACGCTGCTATCGAAAACGGTGAAACTGTACCTGATCCGACACAAACTTTTCTGTCTGTTTTCCATCGCCTTCTGAGCGATGAACTTAAAAACTCTGGCGTTTCTAAAGAGGATTTTAAGGCAGGCGGTAGAGCCTCAAAAGCTTTCCCTAACAAGGAAAACTATGACTGGTGGGTTGCGAATGGCGGTGCTATGTTGTCATCGTGGATTTCGTGGCGATTAGGTTCAGGTTGGACAATCTGGGAGCCTGAAGAAGGCGTTAAGGCTATCGAACTTGGTATCGAATACACAGTCGAAGATGCAGAAATTAAAATGTTTATCGACCGTGTAATGGTTACACCTGACGGCGAACTCGTTGTACTTGACCTAAAGACCGGTTCTAGGACGCCTTCGTCAGATTTACAGTTGGCCGTCTATGCTGCTGGGATTGAACGCAAGTACGGTGTCCGCCCAGCTTTCGGTGCGTATTGGATGGCTAGAGAGGGCATTACTTCACAGCTATCGTCACTAGATTATTTACCAACTGATAGGGTCGAAGCTTTAGTTAAAAACTTTGACAAAGCCCGGAAAGCTGGTATATTTCTCCCTAACACAACGAATTGTTTTTATTGTTCAGTTGCTCAATATTGCGAATGGAGTAAAAAATGAGTAATCAAGAAGCACCGTTCTCCTATACGGTCAAGTTAAATGGACAAAATCTGTTCACGGTTCGCGGTAGCGACTATGCAGAGTTTGTCGCTAACATCAGCACTGTCAGCCTCGTTCCGGGGATCTCTGACCTTGTGGATGCTTTAGAAGGCAAGGCTGTTCAAAATGTTGCTGCTGCCTTTAACGGCACAGTACAGACGGCTTCCGTGTCGCATTCGTCGAACGGCTTTGCCCCAGTAGCGCCCGCTGCTTTTGCTGCACCGACACAGCCTACTGCTGCAGGTACTCGCACTTGCCAGCATGGTGCAATGATTCAGCGTACCGGACGAAGTGACAAGGGTGAGTGGCGAGCGTTCTTCTGCCCAACGCCTAAAGGCACTGCGGATCAATGTCAAGCAGTGTTCGCCAAGCGCGGCACACCTGAATGGGATTCCTTCGCCCCGGGATTCTAAGGCGCAACCACCTGAGCATGTGGATAAACGGCTCACACACTTGTCTTTAGGAGAAATATGAAAACCTTATACCGCAGTGTCGGTAAATCAGATTTAGGTGGTGAACCACTACCGTCTGTATTCCAAACATTTAATGATAATAACATCGCCTTTAGGCGTGGCGAAGTATCTATGATAGCTGGCGTTCCCGGTGCAGGTAAGTCTACGCTAGCTCTTGCTATGGCGTTGCGTATGGTTAAGCCGACGCTCTACATCTGTGCCGATACGAATGCCCACACTATGGCTATGCGTATCTACTCTATGCTTACTGGTGTCACCCAGAAGGATGCTGAGAGAGCGCTGGTAGAAAAGCCAGAAGAAGCTAAGCAGAAGCTTATGCAGACAGGCCACATCTTTTGGTCATTCGATTCTAGCCCTTCGCTAGATGACATTGACGAAGAGGTGTTAGCTTTCGAGGAACTAACTGGAGAGCCACCGCAGGTCATTATTGTTGACAACTTGACAGACATGACCGGTGGTGGAGCTGAATCTTTTGGTGCTATGCAAGAGGTGTTGCAGTCTCTAAAACAGTTCGCACGAGAGAATAACTCTGCCGTTATTATTCTGCACCACACTAAGGAATCATACAGCGGTGATCCTTGCCAGCCTATGTCGGCTGTGCAAGGTATGGTCAACCAGACTCCTGCTATGATTCTTACTGTCGGGCAGACAGCTAACGGTATGCTTGGTGTTGCAGCGGTAAAGAACCGCTACGGCCGGGCAGACAGTTCGGGCAGCAGCCCAGCTTGGCTCCAGTTCAATCCCGAATACATGTATATTGCAGATGTTATTAGGGGTGACCGGAATGCTTGAGGTAGCCTTCGGTGTCTTTCTTGTTGTATGTGGATTGTTCTTTTTATGGATGGAGAAGTAATGGAACCTGATTGGATGGGCAAAGCCCCTGAACCCGGTTGCTGCGATAGCGACTGCGATGATTGTGAATACAAGGAGAAAGACCAGTCGGACTATCTTCACGACCAGCGTATTGAACGAGAGATAGAGAATGAGTACTCCAAGTAAACGCAAAGGCTCAGCATGGGAACTAGCCATCGCTAAGTACCTTGTCACTAAAGGCTGGAAGTTCGCTGAACGCCGTATCGCAGGTAGCACCCTCGACAAGGGTGACATCTACGGGATCGTTGGCTGTGTCATTGAAGCTAAGAATGAGAAGCGTATAAACCTATCTGGCTACCTTAAAGAGCTAGAAGTCGAAATGATCAACGCTAAAGCAGACACTGGCGTTGTGATGATAAAGAAGAAAGGCACAACAGATGTAGGGGAAGCCTACGCTGTAATGCCGATCAGACTATGGGCAGAACTAATGAAAAAGGCAGGCTACTAGCCAAGGAGTGAGCATGGACAAGCACCAGATAGGACCCATCCTAGAATACTACGGTGCAGTGCTACCAACACGCCAAGGATGGACAAAAATGCGTTGTCCCTTCCACAGCGACAGCCATGCTAGCGCACAAGCAAACCTGAAAGATAACGCATTTATATGCTTCGGCTGTGGCATAAAAGGCGACACCTATTCAATAATAATGGAACACGAAGGAGTTGATTTCCGTGAGGCTCTCGCACGCGCAGAAAGCATTACTGGAACGAGCATCAAGTCAATACGAGGCGAACATCGAGGTAGCGACAGAGTACTTGGCAAGTCGCGGTCTATCGCTAGAGGACGCCAAAAGCGCTCGTTTGGGAGTTGTGGTTAATCCAGTATCGGGACATGAACAGTTCCGTGGACGACTATCAATCCCTTACATTACGCCAACAGGCGTGGTAGATATACGATTCAGATCTTTAGGGCCTGAAGAACCAAAATATATGGGACTTCCCGGGGCCAAAACAGGAATGTACAATGTCCGAGGAATATGGGAAGCCTTGGATTCGATAGCGGTGTGCGAAGGGGAAGTCGACGCGCTAACACTCCACCAAAAGGTGGGCATTCCTGCAGTTGGTATACCGGGAGCTAATTCTTGGAAGAGACACTACACACGGTTACTGCAAGACTTTGAAACAATCTATGTCTTTGCAGACGGAGACCAACCTGGAAGAGATTTCGCTAAAAACGTAGCGAAAGAGCTACGGGGTGTGGTAACATTAGAAATGCCTGAGGGCGAGGATGTAAATAGTATGTACCTTCAACATGGTAAAGACTATTTTATTAAAAGAATGGAAGCGTAATGAAAGATGAACACATCCCTAACGGAGACCCTACGACTCATATCAGCCGCCGGTATCCAAGTGATGACGATAAAACCCGACTCCGACGGAAGTTACCTCATGAGAATCCGTTTGCCGGAGGCCCGTTCGGTAACCGCTGGCCCGACCCCAAACCAGTTAAATCAGAAACCAAAGGCTACGACATGATTTCGTTTGAAGTTGATGTGGTTAGCCTAGCTGACTTTATCGCTAAAACGGTTATCAAAAAGCAGAAAGATTATGGCCCTAACAATATTCGTCGCAGCCCATACGGTGCGCAGCAAGGTCTTGTTGTTCGACTATACGACAAGATTGCTCGGCTAGCAAACCTGACCCGCTCTGGTAAGACCCCTGAGAATGAATCACTACGCGACACCTATATCGATATTGCTGGCTATGCTATCATCGGCTTGATGATTCTAGACGGAACATTCCCTAA